ACAGCATGTCTACAATTTACTGAAGGATGGCAAGCTCCGCGCTCATAACCCAAGCAGCTCCCCTGGCAGAAACGGGACAAAAATTCTAGCCGAATCGGTTGATGAATACCTGCGGGACGGAGAGATCCCGCCTGAGAAGTGGCAAAAATAAAAAACGCCCCTCGCTCGAGGGGCGAAAAAATAACAAACCACAACATCTAGTGCTTTTTTGTCCACCTGAGTCTATCTGAGTCTACATGTTGTATTGACCACCTCCCAAATCCCCGCCATAATCTCCCGTATGATCACACGGGAGCCCCTCACCGTCGCCGCTGGCGACACCGTCACCTGGTCGCGCACGCTTGCCGACTACCCCGCCTCAACAGGCTGGGTGCTCAAGTACGCCCTGCGCGGCCCCGCCGTGGTCGATATTACCGGCTCCAGCGACGGCGACACCCATATCATCACCATTGCCCCCGCAGATCTCACAACCGCCGGCACCTACGCCGTGCAGGGCTACGTCGAAAACGGCAGCGAGCGGCGCACCGTCTACACCGGCCGCCTCAAGGTCACGCCCGATCTCACCGCCGCCGATGCCACCTTCGACCCCCGCAGTCACGCGCAAAAAGTCGTCGAAGCCATCGAAGCCGTCATCGAAGGCCGCGCCACCCGCGACCAGCAAGAAATGTGGATCGATGGTGAACGCATCGTGCGCACCCCCTTTGACGAGCTGCTCAAAATCCGCCAGCGCTACCGGCACGAAATCGCCGCCGCCGAAGCCAGAGAGCGCCGCAGCCATGGCCGCAGCAGCGGCCGCACGATTAAATTTCGGCTATAGAGGGCCATAGATGTTTGGATTTCTCAAAAAGGCCACCGGCACCAGCCGCATCGAGCACCAGGCCCAGCAGACCACCTGCGCTGCCCGGCAGACCCTCGTGCGCAACCCCCGCCTGCGTGCCATGCGCGGTTTCAAGGCCGCAGCAAGCGATCGTCTTCAGTCCAGCTGGAACCCCGGCGGCCAAAGCATCGATGCATCCATCCGCCTCGCCCTGCGCAAAACCCGCATCCGCTCGCGCGATCTCTACCTCAACAACGAGTCCGCCAAGCATTTCTGCCGCTTGCTTAAAAACAACGTCGTCGGCCACGCAGGCATCAAACTGCAGGCCCGCTGCAACTACCCCAACGGCAACAGCGACCGCGATGCAAACCACCGCATCGAAGCGGGTTGGCGCGAATGGGGCAAGCGCGGCATGTGCGATGTAACCGGCAAGCTCACCTGGCGCGACGTTTTAACCGTCGCCCTCGAAACCAGCGCACGCGACGGCGAAATCCTCATCCGAAAGCATCGCGGCTTCCCCAACAAGTACGGCTTTGCCGTGCAACTCATCGAAGCCGACGTGCTCGATGAAAACCTCAACACCAAACTGCCCAACGGCAACACCATCCGCATGGGTGTCGAAGTCGACAAGTGGGATCGCCCCGTCAACTACCACCTGCTGCGCAATCACCCCGGCGATTACATCTACGGCCACCAGCGCGGGCTCAGCCACGAGACTGTTCCCGCACGCGATATTGTCCACCTCTACCTGCCCGAATTCTGCCGGCAGACCCGCGCCGTTCCCTGGCTGCATGCCGGGATGGCAAGGCTCAAGAAGATGGACAGCTACGAAGAAGCAGAGCTCGTCGCAAGCCTCGTCGCCGCCAGCAAAATGGCCTTTTACGAGCAAGACCCCGACGCAGAGCCAGGCGAATACGAAGGCGAAGAAGACGACGAAGGCGAATTCATTGAAGAGCTCGAAGCCGGCACCATGGGCATCGTTCCGCGCGGCTACCGCATCAAAGAGTTCGACCCCCAGCACCCCGCCGGTAACTTCGACCCGTTCATGAAGCGCATGCACCGCCAGTTCTCCGCCGGGGCCGGCCTCAACTACGTCAGCCTCGGCAACGATCTCAGCGAGGTCAACTTCTCCTCCGTGCGCTTCGGCACCGAAGAAGACCGCGAATATTTCAAATCGCTGCAGCAGTGGCTCATCGAATGGCTTTGCGAAGATGTCTACCTCGAATGGCTCGACTATGCACTGCTCAGCAACGCCCTGGGCCTGCCCGCTGGCAAAATCGAAAAATACCGCCCGCACGTCTGGCGTCCGCGCCGCTGGGGCTACATCAACCCCATTCAGGATGTCACCGCAAAAGACCGGCAGCTCAAATACGGTGGGCTCACCCTCACCGATCTGCACGCAGAGCAAGGCACCGATTACGAAGAGTACCTCGAAACGCTCAAGCGCGAAGCCGAGCTCGAAAAAGAGATCGGCATTCAACCCCCGGCAAAGCGTCCGGAATCCGAATAAAGGACTGCAGCCATGCCAAGACAAGCCAAAAAAGAGCAGAACCTGACACGTACGGTCAAAATGCAGGGGCCTCAGCTGCGCGCCCTGCAATTCGACCGTGCCACCATCGACAACGATGCCAGAACTGTCGAGATGAGCTTCTCGTCTGAAACGCGAGAGGTTGTCCGCTGGTTCGGCATCGAGGTCCTCGGTCACGGGCCGGACGAGGTGCGGTTGCAACGCATCAACGCATCCGGGCCGCTGCTGATGGACCACAACACCCGCGACCAGGTCGGAGTCGTGGAAAAAGCCTGGATCGATGAGGAGAGCCGCAAAGGCCGCGCTCTCGTGCGCCTCGGCAAAAGCGCACGCGCTCGAGAGATCTGGGATGACATTGTCGATGGCATCCGCCCCAACGTCAGCCTGTCATACGACGTCCACCGCTTCATCCTCGAGGAGGAGGGCAAAAACGGCCAACCTGACGTGCTGCGCGCCGTCGACTGGGAGCCGCTCGAGATCTCCATCGTCTCCGTGCCTGCCGATATCTCCGTCGGTGTCGGGCGCGGCCTCGAATACAGCGAAGCACGCGACGTCCCCGTCACAGTTAATCAATCTACCGAAAAAAGGAGCCAGACCATGAAAAGATGCCATGCCTGCGGGCACGAGCACGAATCCGACACCTGCCCGCGCTGCCACGGCCGCGGCCTCGAGCCCCAGCAGCCCGCAGCCCCCACCGTCAACCTCGAGCAGGAACGCGCCAACGAGCGCCAGAGAATCACCAACATCCAGGCCGTTGCCCGCGCGTTCGGTGACCGCATCGATGGCATGGACGAGCTTTCCCGCCAGTTTATTGACAACGGGCGCGGGGTCGAAGCCTTCCAGTCCGCAGTGCTCGAAAAAATGCGCTCCAACGTCAAAGCCCCAAACCTCCCCGAACCGCCCGACGTCCAGCTAAACGAGCGCGAAGACCGCGACTACTCCGTGCGCAACGCCATCCTGATGGCCCTTGGCGAGCGAAACGACGGCATCGAAATGGACATCCACCGCGAGATCGAAAAAAAGCTCGGCCGCTCCTCCGACGGCATCTTTGTTCCGCTCTCCCTGCGCAGCCGAGGTGCCCGCGCCGCCACCGCCGCCGATACCCTCACCGCAGCCGCAGGCGGGGCCGCAGTCGATACCGCGCTCATGCCGCTGATCGAGATCCTGCGCAACAAGATGATGACCCGCGCCCTTGGCGCCCGCGTCCTCTCCGGACTGCAGGGCAACCTGTCGTTCCCGAAACAGATCGCATCCGCTGCGCTGTCATGGATGGCTGAAAACTCCGGCACCAACGTCAGCGAATCCGATCTCTCCAACTTCCTGGGGCAGGTCGCCATGTCGCCCAAGAGCGCACAGGCCACCACCTCCGTCAGCCGCCAGCTGCTCACCCAGGCCAGCGAAGATGTCGAACAGCTCATCCGTGACGACCTCGCCGCCATCAACGCCCTCGGCCTCGATCTCGCCGCCATCAACGGCAGCGGTGCAGACAACCAGCCCCGCGGAATCCTCAACACCACCGGCATCGGCGATGTCGCAGGAGGCGACAACGGCGCAGCCCCCACCTGGGATCACATCGTCGGTCTCGAAACCGCCGTCGCCGTCGATAACGCCGATATCGGCAACCTCGCGTACCTGACCAACGCCAAAGTGCGCGGCACCC